CCTGTACACTCTTGGTTTACACACGCCCCTCCCCGTGGAGTTTCAAGCACTTACCCCATAACTCAACACGAAAATCGTGTTTACTTCCATCTATCTACTTGTATAGTTACAGGAAAATTGTGTCAGGTACCGTCTGTATTGTTACCTGTAAGCCCCTGATTTTGCAGCAGCTATTCCTAAGTACCTGAAAAACATGACAGGCGTAAATAAACACGGTATCTGTAAACTGAAAGTAAACACGTTGAGCTAAGTGCTTGATATTACTCTGTAAGCCCCCGACCTATGGCGTACTATACGCGTACGGCCCTATAGGGCCCTTATATTTAAGCGCCCTTAGAGGTATAAGCCCCCGACTTATGGTAGGGAGCGCAGCGACCCGAGCTACAAGTGTAGTCGTAATCCCGGCGCTGTCGCGCAAAGGTAAAAAGAAAGGGCGGACCTTGCGGCCCGCCCGTGGTGATTACGCTGCTAGCGCAGAGAACCAAACCAGCAAAACAAAGAAGAACAGGCAAAGGCTAACAAGAGCCAGCATGTCTTCTGCCCAGAAGCGGATTGATTTCCAGAAGCGTTTCATGTCGTTTTCCTTTCGAGAGAAGGTGGGCGGGCCTTGCGGCCCGCCCGAGGTTAACTTGGATCTTACTTCTGAGATGCTTGCCAAGTCATGAGGGCTTCCCTCAGCTCTTGTGGCATTGAAGACAGATCCATCTTCTGCCCGTCATTTCGCTTGGAGCCCTTATTGGATGCCCACTTCTTGTTGGTGGACTTTACAAGGGCGGCGGTTTGCGTGCCAAAGGCGACGCTCCCCTTGTTCGCAAAGTTGAACAGCTGGAGCTGTTCTTCTTTCGCGCCCTCCACGGACACAATCTCGCTCGAGATGTTGCGAGCCATGAAGTTGCCCTTTTCCGTGGGCTCGGCTTTGAAGGACCCAATGGTGACCTTCAGCGTGATGACTACAGACATAGTAGTACCTTTCCAGTTTGCGGCGCGGCCCGCTTCAAAGATCAAAGGCCCGCTGGAACCGCGTCTCCAGCGACAACTCAACAGTCCCATACCGGACACAAATTGTCAAACCCTTAGCAAAATCAATAACTTAGCGAAGGCCGTGTTTTGTATTAGGGGAAGACGGGCGCGCACGCGTGTAGCGCGCGACGCGCATGATGCGCGGCGCGCGCAGCGGGGAGGGGGGGCACATGGATTTTGGATCTGGAAGGCCCCCCGTAGTGTAGGCAACCCCTCACACCAAAACCCCCAAAATCCATTACAACTTCAAGTTTCTTTTCTTCCCTTTACCGCTGCCCTATTTTCGCGGTATGGATACTCTACCGCTGAACCATACAAAGTGGTCCGACCGCCTAGCGTTCGACGTCGCTCTCATGCTGGAGGGCAGTGGCGAGACGCTGGACGAGGTCAAGGCGCGCCACCGCATCAAGGGCGGCGATCTGGCGAAGTTCAGCAGGGACGCGGTCTTCCAGAAGAAGGTGGAGGCTTACCGCGAGGACATCCGCGAGAAGGGGCTGACCTTCAAGCTGAAGGCCCGGGCTCAGGCCGAGGAGCTTTTGACAACGTCTTGGGGTTTGATCCACAGCCCGGATGTGTCTGCGGCCGTGAAGGCCGACCTGATCAAGTCTACGGTCAAGTGGGCCGGGCTGGAGGTTAAGGGTGACGAGGAGAACAGCGGCCCTACCGGAGGCGTCAGGATCAACATCAACTTCGGCGACGCTTCAGCGCCCATGACGCTGACGGCGGACGTGGAGGGTCAGTATCTTGAGGCTCCTGAGTCTGTTTGACTCCCACTATGGCGAGGCCCCTGCAGCCCGTCTGGCCTCTGTGCGCGAGCATGACGCGTTGTGTGAAGCGCTGAGGGCCGAGGGTGTGTCGTTTCGCACAAAAATCGTGCCCCCGCGGAGCAGGACGCACAGACGGCCCAAGGGCAGACCGCGTGAGATTATCGTCGTGTTGGTGAAAGGGGCCAGCTGATGGCTTTGGAGATTGACTACGTCCCCACACCCACGGTCTACAAGTTCATGCAGTCCGACGCCAAGATGCGCGTGCTGATGGGCCCGGTGGGCTCCGGCAAGTCCGTAGCCTGTTGCTTTGAGATCATACGTCGCGCGGCCATGCAGAAGCCCGGGGAAGACGGGGTGCGCCGCACCCGCGCCCTTGTTATCCGCGAGACGGCCCGGCAGCTCGTGGATACGACGATCAAGACGTGGAACGACTGGTTTCCGCCGGGGGTGTGCGGGCGCTACATGCGCACCACCAAGACATATTTCTTCAAGGTGGGCGACATCGAGTGCGAGGTGATGTTCCGGGCGCTGGACGACGCCGATGACGTGGCTAACCTCAACTCGTTGGAGGTTACGTTTGCGTGGATGAACGAGTGTCGGGACATCCACCCCGAGATTGTCGACGCTCTGTCCAAGCGTATCGGACGTTTCCCCAGCGCCAAGGACGGTGGGCCGACATGGCATGGAATGTGGGGGGATACCAACCCGCCCACCATGGACACTTGGTGGTACTACATGCAGGAGCACCTTGACCCCAAGGACGGGGTTTCGCCCAACGCCAATGGCTGGGACGTGTTCAAGCAGCCTTCGGGGCGTAGCCCCTACGCCGAGAATATCGAGAACCTGCCGGAAGGGTACTACGACACCACGGGCCGTTCGGAAGAATACATCCGGGTGTTTATCGACGGCGAATACGGGCTGAGCAACAACGGTAAGCCGGTGTACCAGTACTTCCGGCCTGACTACCACATGGCGAAGTCTGCGCTGCGACCCATCATAAACGGCTCCAGACCTGTCATCGTGGGGATGGACCTCGGACTGACGCCCGCCGCCCTCATCGGCCAGCAGGACCCCCGGGGTCGGGCGCTTATCTACGACGAACTGGTGAGCGAGGACATGGGCGTCCAGCGCTTCACCCGGACTATGCTCAAACCGCTCCTCAACGAGCGGTTCTCCGGCGCGCCCATCCTCGTCGTGGTGGACCCTGCAGGCGTGCAGCGGGCGCAGACTGACGAGCGCTCCGCCGTGGACATCATCAAGGCCGAAGGGTTTAGGGTCATCCCCGCCAAGACGAACCGGATCAGCGCAAGGGTCAACGCCGTGGACGACTACCTCATGCGGCAGGTGGACGGAGACCCCGGCTTCCTGCTGGACCCGCGCTGCACGCGGCTTAAAGCGGCCATGATGGGGGGGTACCGGTTCGACAAGAACGGCGGTATCGAGAAGAACAACCATTCCCACGTAGCTGAGGCGCTTCAGTACCTGATGCTTCACATAGGCTCGGCGGATGGGGCGCAGCACCTCGCGCAGCGTCGGGAGATAAAACCGGTTGCATCGGCTGGATGGACGTAGTATAGGTCGGTCGTCACGATGTTTCCTCCCTGTGGCGCTGACTGACCCCCGCCGTCATCCCCCCCGACGGCGGGGGTTTTCTTTTCCAGTTTTCCATGACCTGACCAAGCGGGCGGTATAAGCGCCGTTGCATCTTGGCAAAGTATAGGAAACAGTTGTAGAAAGGCGCGGCAACAGTTACGGTAGGTACATGGCTGGCCTTACAATCTTGCGCGTTGTGGACAACGAGACTCTTGACCGCGAGGAACAGGAGCGTATCGACCGTGAACTGCAGGCGCGGCAAAACGATCCGTTTGTTCTTGGGCTTACGGCGTATCTGCGTGAGTGTTGGGATGCGGCGCGCATCGCCAAAGAGCCCATTGAAGATATCATGCTCAAGGCGCTGCGGCAGCGCAACGGAGAATACGAAGCCGACAAGCTGAGCCAGATCAGGGATCAGGGCGGCTCGGAAGTCTACATGATGATTACCGAGGTGAAGTGCCGCGCTGCTGAGAGCTGGCTGCGGGACATCATGCTCGACCAAGGCATCCCCCCGTGGGACCTGAAGCCTACGACGGAGCCGACGCTGCCGCCGGACGCCGAGGAGGAAATCAACCAGATTTTCGCCAACAGGGTCATGGAAATGCTCCAAGCCGGAGGTCAGGCTCCCGGTGTCGAGGAAATGGCCCAGCTGCGCGAGATGTCCGCGCAGGACTACCGGTTCCGGGTTTTGCAGGAGGCGCAGAACCGCGCCGACCGCATGAAGCACCGCATTGAGGACCAGTTCGAGCAGGGTCATTGGGCTGATGCGTTCAACGAGTTCATCACTGACCTCGTGACGTTCCCGGCGGCTTTCATCAAGGGCCCTATCGTGCGTCGCCAACGGGTGCTGCGCTACGATACGGTGGACGGGATGACCGTCGTGAACTCCGGTGAGCGGCTTGGGCCTGAGTTTGAGCGCGTTGATCCGTTCAACATCTACCCAGAGCCGGGCATTCGCAATCTCAATGACGGCTATTTGTTTGAACACCACCGCATGAGCCGGATGGAGCTGGCTGATCTGATCGGTGTGCCGGGGTATGACGACGACGCCATCCGCAAGGTGCTTGAGACTGGCAACGGCCAGTCATGGGTGAGCGAAGACCTGCACGAGAAAGACGAGCAGGAGCGTCTCTACTATGCCTACAACAGACCTACGGACATGTTCGATGCTCTGGAGTTCTGGGGCAAAGTCAGCGGCGAGATGCTGCGCGAGTGGGGTCTGAGCGAAGAAGAGGTTACCGACCCCGCCAGAGAGTACGACGCCAACGCGTGGGTCGTCGGCCAGTATGTCATCAAGGCGGTGCTGAACTACGACCCGCTGGGTGAAAAACCCTACGCCAAGACCAGCTTCATCAAGCAGCCCGGCGCTTTCTGGGGCAAAGGCATCCCGGAGATTATCGAGGACGTGCAGAATGTCTGCAACGCATCCGCCCGCGCACTGGTCAACAACATGGCCATCGCCTCCGGTCCGCAGGTCGAGCTGAACCTTGAGCGCATTCCGCCCAACGAGGACATCACCCAGCTCCACCCGTGGAAAATTTGGCAGGTGACCAACGACCCGCTGGGGTCGTCTGCGCCTGCGGTGCGGTTCAACCAGCCGGACTCCCGCGCCGGTGAACTGATGGCGGTCTACGACCGGTTCTCGCAGATGGCTGACGACCACTCGGGAATCCCGGCGTATGTCTACGGCGACATCAATGTGAAGGGGGCCGGTAGAACGGCCTCGGGCCTGTCCATGCTTATGGGCTCAGCCGGTAAAGGCATTCGGCAGGTCGTCATGCACATCGACTACGACATAATTCACCCCGTCGTGCGCCGCCAGTTCCTCTACAACATGCGCTACGATACCGACGAGAGCATCAAAGGCGACGTGGAGGTCATCCCGAAGGGCGCGATCAACCTCGCCGTCAAGGAAACGGTCAACGTCCGCCGCGTGGAGTTCCTCAACGCTACGGCCAACCCGGTGGATATCGAAATCCTTGGTCCCGAGGGGCGCGCCGCTATCCTGCGCGAAGTCGCCAAGGGGCTTCAAATGCCAGTTGACGAAATCATTCCATCGAGAGAGAAGTTGGTGTATAACCAGCAAATGGCTGCACAAACTGCGGCCATGCAGGCTACACAAGGCGGCGGCGAGCCTACGCCTACTCAGCCGGACGGTAGTCCGATGGGCGGGATGCAGGCGAACACCGTCATGAACAGAAACACTGGGGCGTCAGGATGAAGCGACCTGATCCCAGAACGGTGAAGGCTCTGGCCATCACGGTAAAGCAGTACCCCGAAATCCTTCAGTGGATCGAAGGGTGGTGCTTCCATGAGCTGGAGCAGTTGCCGAGCGTAGGACAGAGCGTGGCTCTCGCACAGGGGCGGTGCCAAGTTCTGAAAGAGCTTCGTGACTTGATGAGAAAGTCCCCTGATCTGGCGGCAGAGTCTTAGAGACAGCTGCAAAATGCGCATACCGACAAGGAGCGTTCATTATGGCACTACCGGCGCAAATCCAGAAGCAGACTGAGGCGGTCAACAAACTGTACGAGGACCTCAACAAAGAGGCTCCCGAGCCAACCGAAGACGACGGTGCTCAGGAGGAAGCTCGCGCAGAAGAGAACGCCGACACTGAGGAAGGACGCGCACCCGCGCCCAAGGCATCAGAGCAGCCTGAAGGCGACAGTGCCGAGAAGACCCTTGAGCAGAAGTACAAGACCCTGCAGGGTATGTACAATGCCGAGGTTCCGCGCCTGCACGCTGAGAAGCGTGAATTGGCAAACCGTGTGCAACAGCTCGAACACCTGTTCTCAAGCATGAGCACCCAACCTGCGGCGGAGCAAACCCCGGCGCAGAAGCTCATCACCGAGCAGGACATCGAAGATTACGGCGACTCCATTGACGTCATGCGGAGGGTTTTCCGCGAAGAGATGTCTTCGAAGGATGCCGAGATCAGTGAGCTGAAGCAGCTCGTGCGGCAGATGCAAGGCACTGTGGTCCCCCGGGTCCATGAGCTTTCGCAGAACTACGCCGTGTCTAA